AGCCTGAGGGTTCGAGCCGTTGAAGATACCCCGGCTTTCTGCCCACTCGTCCACCGCCCACAACAAATCATTCCACGTCATCTTCTTTCTCCCTGTTTTCTAGTGTCTCCTCGAAGGTAGATACATATACACCTTCCGCAGACTCTAGCGCCCAAATGGCGCACTCCAGTTCACCCAGTTCTGGAGTTCCAAAGCCCTGTTCTTTGTACACTTCGTAATGCTTATCAACCAGAAGGCGGTGAATCAGGCTTATCTCTTCGTGGTCAAGTGAGACCTTGTAAACAATCATCTTCTTTCTCCTAGAACACCGCCGGTTCAAAGTCTTCCCAAATGCTTGGCGGCTTTGATTTGGGCGTTTCTAACAGGGTACAATCATCCCGAGATTGTATCCATCTCAGGGCCTCCTTTTTTGTCCAAAAGGTCCTGAGGGGTCCAAGCTCATCACTTACGACGTACCGTCCGTGGTTCGTTTTTTCCATGCCTCGTCCTCCACGTGGGAGATGAGTCGGTCCAAGAACCACTTGGCCTTGTTCAGGTCCTCAAGCCCGTTCTTGAACTTCCACCGCCATAGATACTTGACACTACTGGCCACAAGGTAACCCTCATAGCCGTCAAGGCCCGTGGTCAGCGATTGGAGGGCATCGATGCATTCGACATTGCCCTGCGTGTAATGCGAAGGATGATTGACGCGGTCCGTCATTCTTACAGTCTCCGTTGACCCCAATGCGGCTTCTTCATGTCTGGAAGATACCGGTTGATAGAACGCAGAAACTCAATCTGCTCCCGACGCTTCTCGCCATACAACTTCTCGTATGACTTGCTGTCCGGGAACGCTTGCGGTTCTTCCTCAACCTCAAAGAATAAGCTCTTGATTAGATTCATCTTCTTTCTCCTATCTGGTGTATTCACTATGAATGGTGTAGAGGACTTCGTGCCAGTCATCAGGCGTGAGTAGGTCCGTAACTTCCAGACGGCTACCGCCAGAACGAACAAATACACGATGTATGAACACTTCATCATCTGATACCTGATACTCCACCTCTACAGGCAGATTGACTGATACGTCAGCAATCTCTATCACTTTCTCTCCTTTCTACCTACTTGGCATCACCCCATGTAGGTCCAATTTCAACGTCAACCACACTAGGTACTTCCAACCTTACCGCATCTTGCATCACTTGTGAAGCCCTTTCTGCTTCCTCTCTCGACGCAACGCTGATGGCGATTTCGTCGTGGACCTGAAGCATGGGGCTAAATCCTTCTTTGTGCAAGGCCACCATGGCGGCTTTGGTCTGGTCAGCAGCAGAACCTTGGATTAGTCGGTTCAGTCCCTTGTAGGTGTAGGCCCGCTTGATGCGTTGACCATACTCAAGGACAGCCTGCTCTCGCGGGAGAGCCTTGTTGATGCCGAACTCCATGGGCTCCCAGAGGTTGAAGCGGCAACGCCGACCAAGCAGAGTGCGGATGCTGCCGTTCGACGCGGGGTGCTCAATGCGCTTCATGACGGCATTGATGGTGCCCCTGAGGAACGGGACGTTGCTGTGGAACTTGGCAATCAGTTCCGATGCCTCGTCTGCCGACAAGTCGAGCGAAGCAGCAAGTTTGCCCTTACCCATGCCGTACATCAGCCCGAGTGCAATAGTCTTGGCTTGCTTACGCGGGATACCGGCAAGGTCCGCTACCATCTGGTGGAAGTCAGTACGGGGGTTGTCGTTGTACACCGCCGCCATCTCTGCCGCACCCGGTAGGTCAACAAGGGTAGCGTAATGGACCAAGAGCCGTGGTTCTTGAGAAGAGAAGTCGTTAGCCGCCCACAGTTGCCCCTCTTCCGGTAAGAACAGACCACGGACCATGGGGCCGATGACCTCATGTCGTGCAGGGACTTGCTGAAGGTTGGGGCTCGCCATGGACAGACGGCCTGTCACCGTGCCGCCACTATCGGACCGCAGTTGATTGATGTGCGGGTGGATGCGCCCTGTCTTTGCAGAGTAATCTAGGTAGGGCAGAAGGAATGTTCCGTGAGTCTTGTTCAGTTCACGGGCTTCCACGATGAGCTTTGAAATCGGGTGGCTGTGCGTATCAAGGAAGGACTTCGTGAAGGACGGCTTCCCGGTCTCTGTCTTGGGGTAAGGAATGCCAAGCTTGTCAAAGGCCTTGGCAATCGATGCAGCGGCCCAGACCTCAACGTCGGTGCCACACAGTTCCTTGATTTTCTTGACCGCCTCGCGCTCTTTCTTCTGCAACTCGTCAATCATCCGCTCACACTTTTTCCTATCAAAGCGGATGCCGCGATAGGTTATACCTATCAGGATTGGCAGCAGTTCGGTCTCAAGCGAGAAGATGCTCTCGAGTTCTTCCTTACGAATCAATACCTTAAGGTGTTGCCATAGCTTCAGGGTCAGGGCAGCATCTTGCTCGGCATATGCCCCGACATACATCGCCGGGAGTTGCCAGAGGCCACCCTTGGCATCTACACCAAAGTCCTCTGCTGCATCACGCAAGGCCTGCTCAGACTTGGTCTCCTGAAGGTAGTCGTAGCCGAGTGCGTTCAGGCTGTAGCTGAAGCGGTTCTCGTCCAGAAGCGGGGCGGCAAGCATCGTATCGTAGATGGTGCCGTTGACCTCGAAGCCTTCTGCCAACAGCCAGCCCAAGTCGTAGGCGGCGTTGTGCATAATCTTTGGGCAGGGTAAACGTAAGACGGAGGCAATCCAGCGTTTGACCATGGATTCATCTAGATTGCCCCCGCCCCCGTGGCGGATAGGGAAGTACCCCTTATAGCCGTCCGCCGCGACTGCGAAGCCTACGATGTAACCATCCTTACGTGGCCAACCCGGGCCGAAGCTCTTGAGGTTATCGTCTCTCGTTTCCAAGTCGATTGCAATCTCTTCTGCCTGAGACAAGTCGGGGAACACATCCGGCGCAATCCATTCGGTAGGGCGAGTGACTTCAATCTTCATAGGAAGAATCCTTGGGCACAGTTGGCGGGTCGTACAAGGTGCAATGTCTCTTTCGCTCTGGTGATGCCTACGTAGAACATCCGATTGACTGCGTCGGAGTCTACCCCATAACTCTTTGCAAATTTGGGACTAAGGTCAGTTAACAGCAAAACATTATCTGCTTCCCCGCCTTTCGCCCCATGAATGGTTGACAGGCGAATCTTTGGCCTGTCCGTAATCTTGGTGCCGCGCCGTAGCATGGCAATCAGATACTCGCGTTGGTCCTCGGAGAACTTGGTCAAGGCCTTGTGCCAAATCTCTTGGGTCAGTAGGCCGTGGTCCTTGGTCAGCGAGGCTATGTCGTACCGCCGTTCCATGTCGAGCCCCGTCAGAGTACGGAACCCACGGGCAATGCAGTCTGTGCCGAGATACTTGTAAACCAGCCTCACTTGTTCAGCAGAGATACTGTCGCCGCGTCTCAGGTGCTCCCACGCCAGTACGGCATTGGTGATGCTGTCAGAGATGGAACGGTTGCCGTTGCGCTCGAACAGAAGGCCTTGGGCCTTGAGCCACGGATAGATGTCGTTGAGCATGTAGTTGGTGCTAGCCAGAATTAGCCAACTGCCTTCCGACACGTCAACGTCTTGGAAGTCGTTGTAGTAATAGATTTGACCCTCGTAGTCACGTGGAGCCCAGACCTTTGGCTGACGGTTTTGTATCCTATGAACTACATCATTTGCTAGCACATGCACGGAAGCTGGGATACGGAAAGATTGGTCGAGGATTTTTACCTCCCCGTTGAGGCTTAGGAAGCTATCAACGTCAGCCCCGGCCCATGTGAACAGGGCTTGGTCATCGTCCCCCGCGATGTAAACGCGGTTGCAGCGTTGGGCCAGTTCCTCGACTACCTTCCATTGCAGACGGCTGAGGTCTTGTGCCTCGTCGATGATGACTGTCTCAAGTGTTGGCAGTCTGAACGGTTCTTCTACGATGCGTTCGAGAAGGTCGGTGAAGTCCAGAAGAAGGTTGTCTTGCTTGTACTGGTTGTACACACGTTGTACATACTCCAGATGAAACCACTCAATCCTCAAGTTATTAGAGGAATTGTAATGAGTGCGAAGGTCAGTCCCAGTGATGCGAGCAAGGTTGATTTCGTTCAAAATGGGATTGTCTGCGCTGACGCAGATGTCATCGTCCTCACGGGATACCGACAACTGAATGCCCGCCTTCTTGGCGAACTCCGCGAAGTTCTCCGCCTGCATCATGTCCTTGGAACTGATGTTCAATTGCCGGAAGGCGAGGCTGTGGAGCGTACGGAAGTAAGGGAAGTCCGTACGCTCGTTGAGCATGGGGAACTTGATGATGGCACGGTCCCGTGCCTCATTCGCCGCCTTTCTGGTGAAGGAGAAATAACCTATTAGGTTAGAGGGAATGCCCCTAGCCAACTCCTGTTCAACAGTGCTTAACAGGAAGGTCGTTTTGCCGGTGCCCAGTCACGGGGGGCCGAAGACTTTGAGAATCTTAGTCATCGGCCCCAACCCTCCCATGGTGACGTTCTATACAATGAATTCTTGCGTGTTCTGCTTGTGTCATGACAGCAAGATTATCCGGGTCGTTGTTCCACTTATCACCATCAATGTGATGAACAATCTCACCGGGAAGAAGTGCTCTTCCTAGCTTGAGTTCTGCAACAACCCTATGCATGTGTCTTCCACGATACTTGACGTAATTACTGGAAGAGCCAGTAAATCGTTGTCTCGAAAAATCACGAAAAGAATTTCTTCTTTTCTGCTCCTCTGAAGACAGGAGTCGAGCGTTATGCCCGTTGATGAATTTTTTTGGTTCGCCTTTGACCCAGTTTTTTTCTCTACGGGTCTTGGTCGAGATAGGTGCAGGCAGTCCACAACCGCACTGGCATAAAGCAACGTCTTCCATGTTTTGCCCTTTCAAAACACCCTTGTTTATTAATAGGGCCGGACAGTAAGGGAACTGTTTTTCGCTCCGTCGAGCTAGGCCCACAGCAATACTACATTAAATTAATCGCCATGGTATGGCCAAACGATTACAGGTGTGGTCGGACCCATGTACCACCCTTCGCAGTTGTAGGTCACGTACTCGTAGGCATCCTCTTCGCTTGTCTCCCCATCAGACATGAGGATGTCCACCATCTTCAAGCCGTCGTAGACGTAGCGGCACACCATGGTCTGCCCGTCCCACATGGAAGAGACCCCCAGAATGGCCTCCTCAAAACCGTCGAGTGTAAGCAAGGGCTCATTTACGGGCTCCGCTGCTAGCGGATGGATATCTTCTGTCATCAGAATGGGCTCCCAGTGCGTTGAGCAGGGGTAACAAACGGAGAATCCTGCCTCTTGTATGAGGGGATGCTCCAACACCGCACCGTGCGGTTCTTCAAAAATAGACTGACTGGTTCGCCCCCGATGTCGCGCATGCGGGTAGCCATCTGCGGGCGAGTCATGCCCTTAAAGTCGTTGCGCTTCATGTGCGCCTCGAAGTCCTTGAGGCGGAAGTAAGTGCGGGCTTCTTCGTCACTTGTCCACGGACGGCCAAGCAGCAGTTCATCACGGTCCATGGCCTGTTGGATGTGGGTGCAGTATTCCTCAAGCAGTTCGTAGAATCGGCCATCCACGGAGGTGTCTTCCGATGCCTCGTGAATCTTCTCCAGTTCCACCATCTCGCGCAGCAGCGTGTTGAGCAGAGCCTCCCAGTCATTCTTCTTGACCGATGGCGGGAGGATGTTCAGCTTTTCCACACAGGACTTCTGGAACAGGTGTTGGTTATGCAGGCTGTCTGTATCCAGTTCGATACGTCGCCCGTTCACATCCAAAAACCACAGGGGAGGGTCGCTGTTGTACTTGCTCAGGCTAGAAATGGCCGGAGCGTCAGGGCCGTTGGTCCCGATGCCATGGCGGCGCATGCGACAAACCCCGGCATTACAGAAGCTATTGAT